TGATGACGATGACGGCGAAGAAGAATTAGAAGACCGTGTAGTAGACATCGAAGACAAATTAGACGAACTAATGGGTGAATTCGAAGAGCTAATGGCACAGGTTGACGATAACACAGACGACATCGAAGGCGAGCAAGACGAGATTTCAGACATTGATAGCGATACTGACATGGAGCAGGACGAGATTGATGACATGGAAGACAAAATGGATGAGCCAGTAGATGTTGACGTAAAAGTAGAAGGTTTAGAAGAAGGTGTAGAATTAACTGCTGCTCCTAAGCCAGTTACAACATCACCAGCTAGTAAAAGTCCAGTAGCTGCAAACTCAGGTCAAAAAGGAATGGATGCTAAGCCAGTAGACATCAAAGACGGCGGAGAAAAAGGACGTGCAACACCAAAATATGGTGACATGGACGGAACCACAAAGCCAGATGTAAAGCCAGCTCCAAAGCCTGAATTAGCACAAGCATCTGGTGTTAACACCAAAAGTGTTATAGACTAATCTAGCGTAGGAACCGAGTATATGGGACAGCTATATCTTAGAGAAGACCTTACTTTCGAGGCCGCAAAGATCAACTTAGTTGAAGGCAAAGATGGTAAGGATCTCTATATGGAAGGCATCTGCATACAAGGTGACGTGAAAAATGCCAACGAACGTGTGTATCCTGTAAGTGAAATTAAGGAAGCAGTTGATACTCTTAACGAGCAAATCAAAGGCGGTAACAGTGTTCTTGGTGAAGTAGATCATCCAGATGACCTTAAGATTAATTTAGACCGTGTATGCCATATGATTGAAAGCATGTGGATGGATGGTCCAAATGGTTATGGAAAACTAAAAATTCTCCCAACTCCAATGGGGCAACTAGTTAAAACAATGTTGCAATCCGGTGTGAGATTGGGTGTATCGAGTCGTGGATCAGGTAACGTTGATCCGCATAACGGACGTGTCAGTGATTTTGAAATAGTCACTGTAGACGTGGTCGCACAACCCAGTGCTCCAAATGCTTATCCAAAAGCAATTTATGAAGGACTGATGAACATGAAACATGGGCATCATATTTTAGAAATGGCTCGTGAGTCTGGGAAGGACGGCAAAATACAAAAGTACCTGAAAGATGAGGTAACTCGTCTTATCAGAGACCTAAAAATTTAGGAGAATCGCATGTTAGATGCTATTAAACCACTACTAGATAGCGATCTCGTCAATGAGGATACTCGCACCGCTATTGCTGAACAATGGGAAGCAAAAATGGTTGAGGCCAAAGAGACAGTACGTGCTGAACTTCGTGAGGAGTTTGCACAACGCTATGAGCATGACAAAACTGTGATGGTAGAGGCCCTAGATAAAATGGTTACAGAAGGCTTGGCTAGTGAAATCCAATCTTTGCAAGAAGAGAAGAAAGCATTAGCTGAAGATCGTGTTAAGTTTCATAACAAAATGAAAGAAAATGCTGATAAGTTTAACGGCTTTTTAGTAAAACAACTTTCAGAAGAGTTAAAAGAACTTAGAGCAGATCGTAAAGTATCAAAAGACGGTTTTGAAAAATTAGAAAAATTTGTTGTTGGTGCTTTAGCTGAAGAAATCAAGGAATTTGCAAGTGACAAGAAAGACTTAGTGGAAACTAAAGTAAGACTTGTTTCGCAAGCAAGAGAAAAACTTGATAATCTAAAGAGCAAGTTCATAAAAGAATCTGCTAAGAAGATGGCTTCAACTGTATCTACGCATCTTAAGGCTGAAATGGGTCAACTTAAAGAAGACATTAAAATTGCTCGTGAGAACAATTTTGGTCGTCGAATCTTCGAAGCATATGCAACTGAGTTTGGTGCTACACATTTAAATGAAAATGAAGAAGTACGCAAACTAAGTGCAATTGTTGCTGAAAAGGATAAACAGTTGGCAGAAGCCATTGCTGTTAAAGACAAGGCGAAAGCACTTGTTGAAAGCAAAAACAAAGAAATCCAAATCATAAAAGAAGCCAATGAGCGTGATGCTACATTGGACGAGCTTCTATCTCCTCTCAATGATGAGAAGAGAGAAATTATGATTAACCTACTTGAAAACGTTCAGACATCTCGATTGAAGAACGCTTTTGAAAAATATTTGCCAGCAGTGTTGAGCGAAACTAGAGCAACTAAAAAGGCTGCAAGTTTAACTGAACAAACTGGTAATAAAACTGCAAAGGTTGTCGACAAAGCCTCTGACGATAATAACGTCATTGACCTAAAACGCCTAGCAGGGCTTTAAACTAAAAAGGAGACATTTAATGTCAAAAGAACTACTAGAAAGCCGTTGGGGTGAGACCAAAGAAGCCCTCCTAGAAGGATTACAAGGTGCTCGTCGCTCAACAATGGGTGTGATCTTAGAAAACACTCGCAAACACTTAGCAGAGAACGCTTCAGCGGGATCTACTGCATCAGGTAACATTGCAACTCTTAACAGAGTTATTTTACCTGTTATCAGACGTGTTATGCCAACTGTTATTGCCAACGAATTAGTTGGTGTTCAGCCTATGACTGGACCAGTTGGACAAATCCATACACTAAGAGTACGCTATGCAACAGCAATGGCAGATACATCAGCAGCCGCTACACCAACAGCAGCTGGAGATGAAGCATTATCACCATTCAAAATTGCAACTGCATATTCAGGTGCTAATGGAACAGGTGCAGCATCAGCAGCAACTGGTTACGGTGGAAGTGCAACAGCAGCTATGGAAGGATTAGGCGGAAGAAACATTTCTGTTCAAATCTTAAAGCAAGCTGTAGAAGCAAAGACACGTAAGTTACAAGCACGTTGGACATTTGAAGCAGCTCAAGATGCACAAGCAATGCACGGTATCGACGTAGAAGCAGAAATCATGGCAGCATTAGCTCAAGAGATTACTGCAGAAATCGATCAAGAGATTTTATTATCTCTACGTACATTAGCCGCAACTGAATTCACATACAACCAGGCTGCAGTATCAGGTACTGCTACTTTCGTTGGTGATGAGCATGCCGCTTTAGCAGTGTTAATAAACAGAACAGCTAACTTAATTGCACAACGTACAAGACGTGGTGCAGGTAACTATGCAGTTGTTTCTCCAGCTTCATTAACAGTGTTACAATCAGCTACAACTTCAGCATTTGCTAGAACTACAGAAGGTACTTTTGAAGCACCAACAAACACAAAGTTTGTAGGTACATTAAACGGTACAATGAGAGTATTCTGTGATTCATATGCAGCTGACACTCAAGCAGTATTAGTAGGATACAAAGGTGCATCTGAAACAGACGCTCCAGCTTTCTACTGCCCATACGTACCGCTAATGAGTTCAGGTGTTGTACTAGATCCGACATCATTTGAGCCAGTAGTAAGTTTTATGACTAGATATGGATATATCGAGTTATCAAACACTGCAAGTTCATTTGGAAATGCCGGTGACTATGTAGGTGAGATTGCAGTTCAGAACTTATCATTCTCATAATATACACTGAAAACTTTATTAAAAATAGCACCTTCGGGTGCTATTTTTTTGACCATAAATACTACTAACACAATTAAGTGTTTTATGCGGACAAAACCGCGTAGGCCTAGAACGCCAACTTTTTGAAAGGAGAAAACAAATGGGTAGACCTCTTAAAATAAAAATATCTGATACACAAGATGCTGGTTTTAACAATCCAGGAGATGATAGTGCAAACAGAACACCTGCAGGTGAATTATTCTATGGTGCAGTAGGTGGAAATCCTAATACCAGTGACTACACATATCCAGTAATGACATGTCGTATTCGACCAACTGGCGGAAGTGTAACAACCGAGGGCGATGGTTTTATAATCAAGCAAAAAGGTGCAAGAAAGTACCAAGTATCAAGATTAGATGCCGCTGCTATTGACCCTGCGAATGCAGTGGTTGGCTGTGTACTAAGAGTGGTTTCAGTTGGTGATACTGACTGGGAAGCAATGGGTGCAGGTAAAGGCACAATTGCACCAGGACACATTTTTACTGTAACTGCAGCCGCTGGTGCTGGTACTTCAGGTACGGCTGCTGAATGTGGAATTTGTACACTTACAAACGAAGCCGATGCCGCTTTATCAACAGGTGCTATGACTATAACATACACAGACGAAGGTTCAAGTGCAGTACGCATTGAAAGACTAATGGGCGGTAGACGTTCAGTAGACTTCAGTGGTAATGTAAGATTGATTAACTTTTTTAACATTCTAGATGACACAGTTGCTGTTGGTGGATCAGGTAGTTCTGCTTCTCCTGCTACTATGGATCTAGTACAAGTTGAGAATGCTTCATTAGGTTAATAGATACTTTTTAACTACCAAAACCCTTACTGTATTAAGTACAGTGAGGGTTTTTTATGAGTACTGCATTTATAATCGGAAATGGTAAAAGTCGACTTGTTGTTGATCTTAACGTTTTGAAATCTCAAGGAAAAATCTATGGTTGCAATGCATTGTACCGTTCCTTTGTTCCTGATTGTTTAGTTGCCACTGATAGACCAATTGCTGAAGCGATACAAAATTCTGGTTATTCAAAACAGTATCGATTTCATACACGAAAACCAATTCCAGGTTTAGGTGCTCAACCTTTACAAAACAAATACAAAGGATATAGTAGCGGTCCAAATGCAACTGCACTTGCATGTCTTGATGGTCATACTGAGATATTTCTAGTAGGATTTGACCTTGGAACAACCAATGGTATGTTTAACAATGTGTATGTTGATACTCAATTTTACAAAAAACAACTTGAGCCTCCGACATTCGCAGGAAACTGGGTAAGGCAACTTCTAGAGCTTGCAAACGAATATGAAAACATAAATTTTACGAGAGTCGAGGGACCTGAAAGTGCTTTTGTAAAACAATTCGCCAAGTTGCCTAACATGCGACTTCTCTCAATGGACAAGTTTCTTGAAATGGTAAATACACGTAGAGGTCCATTATGAATACAAAGAAAAGAATTGACGGCGATTACTACATTGAAACCATAAACACTGAAGATAGAGTTTATGTTACTACTAATACCATGGAAGTAGATGGTAACCTTGTTGTTAGTGGAAACATAACCTATATCAATACAGAAGTGCTTGATGTCAAAGATCCTTTTATTGTTACCAACAGTAGTAATACCGCAACATATGCCAGTAATGCAGGATTACTTACTCATAAAACTGCATCAACTTTTGCTGGCATTAGGTATAACAGTACCGATAACAAATGGGAAATAAGCACTAGCACAAGCGAGTCTGGTGAAACAGGTACCTGGGATGAAATCGGAACTGCGTCCGCAGGAAGTGTTGCAGGAGCAAACACACAAGTACAGTTCAACAATGAAGGAAACTTTGGTGCCTCGGCAAATTTAACATTCACTGATACCAATCAATTAAATATTGCAGGAAACGTTAATCTTACTACAGGTTTACAATTAGCAGATACTGCAACTCCGGGTTCAGTTGCAAATACTACTGTACTATACGGAAATGTAGCAGGCAGTGGAGGAACTGGCGTTTATTTTGTAGATGGATCAACTGCAGATGAATTAGTAAGCAAAAGCAAAGCAATTGTTTTTGGAATTATATTTTAAGGAACTAAAATGGCAATACAAACAGTAGATGTAAGCAACAGTGCAACAACAGTTTACACAAGTACAAACAATACTGCAATAACCTATCTTGCATTAACAAATGCAACTGCAGGTGCAGTAAGCGTTGATATACATGTGATACCGAGCGGTGACAGTCTTGGTAACGTAAACTTGATTGCAAAAACATTGAGCATTGCAGCCACTGACAGTTACCAACTATATTCAGGTGGTGAAAAACTTTTACTTGAAAACGGCGATATTGTACAGGTAACTGCTAACGTAGCAAGTGGAGTAAATGCAGTAACTTCATTTACAAGTATCTAATATGGCAACTGGAGTTTTTCTAAAAAATAGAGAAATCCCTTCAGGATCTTCGTCTATTCGAATTCCATTTGGTGCTACCAATGAGCGTCCAGATGATCCTGTATTTGGTGTTTTTAGATACAATACCAGTACAGGTAGTATGGAATACTTTGACGGTACACAATTTCAACAAGTTGCAAAAAGCGGCGAAGCTGATATTACAGTGGATAACTTTACAGGTGATAACAGTACACTAACATTTACTCTTAGTACTTCAGTAAGTGCTGCTGATCAAACCATTGTGTTTATTTCCAACATATACCAACAACCATCTACCTATAGTATCACTGGTGGTGGAAATGATATTACACTATCAGCCGCACCTGAATCCGGCGAACCAATAAACGTAATTCACGGACTTGGCAACACACCTTAATAGTGCGATAAATACTGCAAAGTTTAAGGATATAGTTTAAATGGCAATTGCAAGAGTCACCGGTAAAGCCCTCGCAGACAATCTAGAGAGAACCGCTAACCTAGCCATTGACACAAGTACATTTTTTGTTGATGTAGAGAATAATCGTGTTGGTATAGGAAGCAATACTCCAACAGTTACACTAGATGTAGCTGGTAGCAGTAATATTGCGAACATTTCTATTGCAGGAAATGCTATCAGTGCAGAAGGCAATCTTGATCTAAGTGGAAGTAATGTAAATCTTGGTGCAAACAGTGCAGTGATATTAACTGGCGGAACATCAGGACAAATATTATCAACTGATGGATCAGGAGCTTTGAGTTGGGTTGATAGTGCAAACGTAGATTCTCTGCTTGGAAACACCATAGAAATTGGCACACCAACAGATGGTGATCTTACATCAAATGTTGCCTATGATGGTTGGACTGCAAACACAGTAGTAACCGATGGATTGGACGATCTAAATCAAGTAAGTTTGAACATTGCCAACAGTACTTTTGTAGGGCAGGCTGATTTTACTGGAACACCATTGGCTGGACCAAGTCCTCAAACTGTAAGTTTTACAAGCACATTTATTGGAAACGCAACTGCTTTTCTTTGGGATTTTGGCGACGGAAATACAAGTACATCTCAAAATCCAACAAATGTCTATGCTAACACAGATGGTGGACAATTTAGTGTAACGTTTACGGCGTATAATCCAGATGGAACCTACGAAGGAAATGTAAGTTTAGGTGCAAAAGGATCTGTTGATTCAAAAACTCGCACAAATTACATAACACTTTACACACCGACACCAGCACCAAGTTTTACAATTACTGATAGTACTATAGACAGCGGAACTGCTGCTGAGATTACTAATACGTCTACCAATGTTACTTCAAGCTACGAACTTGATTGGGGCGACGGTGCTGGAAATATCAATCCAAGTTTGGGATGGACAACACTTACTAACACATATACAAACGCAGGTGGAGATACACAGTATTCAATTGTTTTAGCAGGAACATCAAACACTGCTGGACCTAGTCCAGTAACTGAATATAGCACACCAGGTGTTGTAGATGTTTTTAGTGATCATACTTCATTGTCAAGTGCTAATGTTACAACAGTGGTCAACGAAGAAGCAACATCAGGTGGTGTAGTACAATTTACAAATAGCACTGCAACAGATCCAGGCACAACCGCAGTATTTGGTTCTCAACAGAAATACCGTTGGACTTGGGGCGATGGAAATGTTAACGCAGTTAACATTCAGGCCGGTGTAGCAGGAAACCCAGGTACAACTATCGATCATACGTTTGCTTTGGATAGTGGTAATCAATCAAGTGGTACTGCAC